CGAAAACAAAGTCTGCTGTTGTCTTGGCTTCTTCTGTCATTGCTACCTCCAGCGTGGGCCTTCAAACCAAGCAACAAGACTAATGCGCTTGCCCTTAGTCACTGGTGAAACTCGGTGCGTCAGGTAGGATGGGAACACAAGCACAGTCCCCCTCTTTTTTTGCTTCTGCTCTGTCGGGCATCTCTACCTCGCTAAATTCAAAGTCACCGCCCTCATAGTGTTCCGGGTCACTAAGCTGAACAGTCACGGACAGTTTGCGGTCAAAGCCGGTGTCCTGGTTCCAGTGTATGTCATGGTGCCAGTCGTAATGGCCTTCATCCTCTGCATCATACTCTGTATATTGAATGTCGCCAACAGGGGTAACATCAAATCCAAAAGCTGAACGGTTTGCTTGCTGCACATAGCCCCACAACAGGCCGTGCAGGTAGGTGTCGTTTGTCAGCCACTTTACATCTGACCTACGGACAGCTGCGTTCTCTTGGTTGTCAGAAAATATTTTTGCTGGCTCTGACTTGGTTGCCAGTGCCGAAAATATAATCCTGTCAACAGTGGCTTCGTCTATGCCACCAGACCACATTTGCCAGTTCTGTCTCATTACCAGCCAGCCGGGACTTTACCCACGATTGGCGGATTAACCAGAGCCGCAAGCTGCCCATCCAGCACTGTCTGTAGCTCTGCCTCTGTTTTGTCCAGAGAGGCCAGCACCAATGCCTTGCACCAGTCCTGCGTCAAATCATTAAAGGCAGTAAAGTTGTCTGCGTCTGCCTCACCAGCTGATGCTGTGCCGTATGCGCTTACAGACAGAGGAACGCCCTCTGCGTTGGTTTCAGTGTCGCTGACAGCAGTAAAACGCCAGTGAATCTGCTTCACCACATCTGTCAAGCCGCCCTCTGACGGGGCTGTGTCAAGTTGCGGAAAAGTCCAGTTGTATGTGTTAGCCATAGTATATGCTCCTTATGCGTAAGGACTGTCGCCAAGCAGGTCTGCATCCCAAGCCGCTTTCAGCCCAGCAATGTCGGTTGCTGCATCAATAGCGGATGCGGCAGGTGCGTCACGCAAAGCCTGTTTCTTGGTAACAGATGCTGCCTTTGCTGTAGCGTCATCAGCTTCCAGAGCTTTCATATATACCACATCTTCTGCTGTCAAAAGCGGGCCACGAACCTCACGGATTTTGTCCTTGAACAGTTCTTTCGCCTTGTCCAAGTCCTCTGAGATGACAGAGCCGGACAGTGACCAAGCACCCCGGAAGTCACGATTTGCAGGAACAGTTGCGGTTGCAGCGTCAATCTGATTCCCGTCCTTGTCAACAATGTAAGTTGTAACAGCCATTATAATCTCCTACGCTGCTAGTTCATCAGAAATGCGCCAAGCGTTGCGCCACTCTCTTGTTTGCGGTAACTGCTGCTTCCGGCATATTACCATCTTTGGGCGGTTGCCCTCATCCCAATTCTGCCAGACAGACTGCGGTATGTCCTTCTGAATCAGGTATTCAATAGCTTCTTCTTCGGTCATCGGGCCAACAGGCTCGGTCTCATGCATCAGGTGGCCCCGTGTATGCTTGGTAAAGCCGGGCTGGGCCTCATCCTTTGCCAGTTCCCAATATACCCACACCGGGGGCAGGATGCCGCCCTGCATAGCGCAAGCCATCCAGTTCAAATCCGGCACGAGAATCTTGGCGCACTCATCAATGCTGTCCTCATACACAACCCGGTAATCAGACTGCATTGGCTCAAGGTTTTCTTTGGCCCAGCACAGGCGGTCAAACAGGTGAGTGCCTTTGAACTCTGGTATCTGCATTAGGCGAGGTCTCCTGTAGTTTGAAAACAGACTTGTGAACAGTCGGTTGCTGCATTGTTTTCATATGACTTAACACCACGCACAGTGGTTGACCTATTTGTTAAAGCTAAGTTAGCCCCCTGATTTGTAGAATCGTTGTTTTTAGCTGTAGTGGTGCAATAACTGTTGGAAGTGAAGGCACTAGAATAGGTGAAGTCATAGTCGCCAGTTCCACTGTCAGCGACAGATGCTACATTTAGACTGTCATCCAATGAGATTGTTCCTGTGCCATTCAATATAGCCCAGCTTTTTACACTGCCCTCAACAACATAGTTCGTGGCGATTGACCCTGCGGTTGAGTGGGTCAGAGTGTCCGCTGCGATTGTTCCAGCCATTATGCTAAGTCTCCTAACCCTGCCATACTCACATACGGATAATCAAAATCACCAGTTGATGCACCCGAATAAGTTGCAGATGTTTCAACGCTTGATGTTAAAATGTCAAGTCCGTTGATTGGCATATTTAATTTTACAAAATTTCCATTATGGTCTTCATCTGGGTTCATTGTTCCAATAGTCCAATAGCCTTTAGCAGTGGCAAAATTGTTGCTAAAATTGTATTTATAGTTTCCTTGACCCACATCTGTGATTGACCCGA